GTCACAACCTTCTTCACTTCCCGCGTCAGGTATCCGCAGGCCGTACAGGTGGTCTCATGCACATTGTCCGTAACTCTCCCGCAATGCGGGCACTCTCTGCGCTTATCCTTACGAGTCACCATAAAAACTCCTTCAAGGCAGCCCTCCGCAGAGGGCTTCCCAAAAGGGCCCCGAATAGTGTCGAGGCCAGCACATCCGTATATCGGCAGAAGGTCGTTAGCTCGATGCTCCGGTATTTATCGTGCCGAAGTAATTCGGCTGCGCGACCGCGAACCCCCACCGAGTGAACATATAGAAATACATCTGATATGCCTTGGCCCCGGTGTACGGGTCCATGAATAGGGAAATGTTCGTGAGTCGATCTCCTATCCAGAAACCGCGCATGTTGCCGAAGAGCATAAACTCGGTTTCCGCCGCGCTGGAGGATGGCATCTGAGAGCCCGAAACGAGCGGATACCCCCAAAGCCTTTCCTGATCTTTCTGGCCGCTCCGGGAGTCATAGAACAGGTAATTCCCGTTCGAGTCCTTGAGCCCCTTCACGTACTGCCATTTCGGCGTGTAGTGCATGTACCACTTGCCGTTGGTGTTGATGTAATGCTCGGGTATCTTCCCGACCAGGTTCCGGATGTTGCTTTCGAGCAGTTCGCTGAATGCGGTTGACCCGGTATCGAATACCTCGCTGTATCCCGCGATGCCGGAGAACAGGCCGCTGACCGGGTCTCCGGTTGCCTGGAACGCCGCGGAGTCGACCTTAAGACCGACAGCCTCGACGAACTGGTCGAGCAGGAGCCCTGCAATGCCGCCCTCGACGAACGCATCCTCGATGAGCTCTTTCGAGGTGATGCCGAACGCGTCCATCCGTTTCGCGGTGAGTGTCACCTGGTCGAATGTCGGCTCGGTTTCGGTGGCGTCGCTCTCTTCGTCTGTAAACGCGACACTGACCTTGGTGAGCTCCCTGGGTAGGGTCATTGAGCTCGAGGTCATCTTGATGTGCGTTCCTTCCCTGAGCGCGATAGACGGTTCCCGCAGGTAACTGATAAGCTCGCTCCGCTCTTCGGTCGGCACGAGATAACCACCTTCGGAGTTGGTCCCTTCCTCCAGCGCAGCTTTGCCGCGAACCGGGTTGTTGAACGAATCGTCGATGAGATCGGCGAACAGCTTCAGGACCTTTTCGGTCTTTTCGGGCCGGTCGGCCATGCGCTGTTTGATGGCAGGGTATTTGTCGAACAGGTATTTCCCGCCGACGGACTCGTTGCCCTGGACGATCTCGAGTTCTTTCTTGAGCTTGAACTCGGTGCCGAACCGCGCCTTGTAGACTCCGGGAGTCCCGACCTCGATCTTCGTGTCGGGTATTTTGATGTTTTTCTGGGCGTCTTCGAGGGCCTTTTTCTCGGCCTCCTCTTTCGCCTTCTGTTCCTGTTCTGCCTTATATTTTTCGACGGCAATTTTCTGTAAAACTGCGTCGTACTGCTCGTTCAGCTCTTTAAGCTGTTCTTCGTCTTCTTCTTTCTCGATAAGACGCTTGAGCAGTTCTTTCTGTTTGAGTAGCTCTTCCATAGTGAGCCTCCTATATCAATATTTTCTCTTGGCATAAAACGATTTCGGTTTCGGCCGGTCGCTCGCCGGCACGGCTGTCGCGGCTTCCTCCTCTTCCGTTTCAGTCAAGTATAATTTCGCCATAAGCGGCAGCTTCGCGCCGCCGTCGATTGCTTCTCGAATAACGTTAGCAGCGGCATTGCTCGGCACGGAGACGGCTGATACTTCGAGAAGCTCCACCTCCGTATACACGCGGTACGGCGGGTCTTTCTCGTCGTAGTCGATCTCTTCGTTTTTCAGTAGTTCGCTTATCTCCTGCTGCTTCGCTATCTGCTTCGGGATGAACCCGACGGAAAAACTGTTCATGAACCCGTTCTCGTACAGATACCGCGCTTCGCTTCCCATTTCCGTTTCCGCGAACTCGATGTCGAGCTCGAGGCCGTTTTTCGTCACCCGGCCGTCGGTCGCCTTGCCGATCGCAAACGCCCGGTAGTCGTGCGCCGGAAGAATAACCGGATTCGTCTCGAGGTACGGCTTGAGCGACTTCTTAAACGCTTTCGGTAGTATGACCTCGTGGTCCCGGTCCACTTTTCCGGCACTGGCGATGATAGAGAATTTCCCGTCATCGCTTTTTGTAAAAACACCCTGTATCGCTTTATCTGCTAACATCTTTCCTCTCCTGTTCCACAGGTCCAGGCACACAGCGTATCGCTGGTCCTGCCCCGGATATTCGCTGCTCATGGTGCTGTCCGCCATGCAGCGCTGTAAAAACTCGTCCCTGTTCTCATCGTTCGACGGCTTAGGTAGCGGCATTGTCGTCCTCGTAGTAATAAACTTCGACGCACCTGCAGTTGATAACTTCCGCAGCCCCGCCGTTCGGATCGTGCGGGTACATCATGCCGTTGCTGTACGGCTCTTCGTATGGGACCTTTTCGCCGTCGAGATATGCGTGCCAGTCACGGACCCGCGCGTCCCGGCTGGTGATCCACTGCTTGTATTTCGGATGCGTCGCGTCGGCTGCGATGTGCCGGCCTTCGGAATACGCGCCGTGTACTTCCGTCCGTGCGATCGTCCGGGCCCGATTTAGGTTTACTTCCATTGCGCCTTTGAGCTTCTTTTTCAGCAGCTCGGCAGCCTCTTTTTCCGTCAGGCCCTGCTCGAGTATCTCGGAGAGCGCGTCATTGAGCTTCGAGAGCACTACTTCCCGGGCCGTTTCGTTGATACCGGCAAGTTTTTTTGTCCGATGAAACAGCGTCTGTTGAATACTTGCATCGGGCGCTCCAGTCAAGTCAGCCTCGAGGGTCCCGACTCCCTCGTACACCGCCTCCTCAAGATACGGTTCTAAGGCGCCGGCGAGCTTCTCGTCATTGAAATACGCAGCGATCACGTCGGCGTCTTCTTCGTTCACCCGCTTCATGCCTTTTCCGTCCTCGAGCAATCTGAGAATCTTTTTCCGTATTTCGTAAAAATATTCCCGCATTGCCCGGGCTGCCCTGGTATCGAGGTCGCCTACCCGGTCAATAAGGTTTTTCCATCTGGTCGCGCGGACCAGCTTCTCATCCACCGGAATTGTCTCCGGGTCTTCGTACTCGACAGGTATATTTAGCTTTGCCTCCGAGGTTAAGCTTTTCGGTCCCTGCTGCGGTGCAGGAATTCCGGACGGCTTCGGTTCGTCGCCGCCGGGTACTTCACCGATACCTAAGTTCAGCCGGTCGTCGATAGTGTTAAACGGCACACCCATCTCATAGAGTGATTTCGCCGCCTCTACTTTCTGCGCGAGCTCATAATTGAGCGCCTCATTGCTTTTGAAGTCGAACTTTCCCTCGAGGCCTGCAGGGTTTAAGACCTTCCCGTCGAGCTTGTCCTGTATCAGCTTCGCAAGCGGCATAATGGTCTTTTTCCAAAGTGACAGGTCCGCGGTAATGGCGGTGGCGTAGTTAATGTCCTCGTAGATCTGCAGCGCTTCTTTCGGCACACCATAGACCATGGCGACTTCCTGCACCGTATATTTCCGCTGTTCGAGGAACTGCATGTCTTTGTTGCTCTTTCGGATATTCGTCGGCTTCAGCCCGTTGTCGAGCAGCATTGCCTCGTGTGCGTGCGTCACGCCGCGGCGGCTGTCGATGATCGCGCTTTTCGTGCGCTGGTAGTCCGGCTCGGAAAGGCTCTCGTCGGTCGTATATACGGTGCCTGGTTCGGAGCTGTTGTCAAAAAAGAGTTTATTAAACCGGATCGCGTTGTAGTCTGCACCGAGCCCGAGCTTCAACGCTTCATACGGCGCAAGCCCGCGGATCTGGTCGTATGGGTTCCAGTATTTCCACTGAATAATTTCTTCGGCTGGATATCTGCGCTTTCCGTGCTGCCATGCAACCAGCTGACCGTCGTCGACAACTTCCGTGATGTTTGGCGGGTGGAGGAAAACGAATCCTGCCGGGCGGGTGCCCTGCATCGGCATGTGCGCTATTGCTTCGCCGAACAGGTCCAACTGAATGACAATCGCCTGCCACATTTGGAACCCGGACATATGGTCATTCGGGCGCTTGAGCAGGCTCTCGTAATATACGTCTTTCGTCGGCTCATCACCGCCTATCCGGTACAGTTCGAACGGCGTGCCCGCAAGGGTTCGGGCCTTCACCATGATCGCAGCGTAGAGTCCCGGATGCTGTTTGAACGGTGCGGTGAACTGTGTGCTGTCTCCGAACACGGTCGGGAACATGCCTTTCAGCGCCTCGTTTTTCAGGCTGTATCCTTTCCGCTGCTCGAGGAGATCGCCAACCAGCCATCGTGCTATCCTGGTGCGTAAGCTCATATAAACGCCACCCTCGGAGGCCTGCCGGTGGTCAGCACTTCGAACGCGCCTGACGCGGCGTCTCCCTGGTCGTCGTGGCCGTATTCTTTTTCGTTCTCTGACAGGTTCTCGAGCTCCGACAGGAACGCATCGTTCCAGGAGCCGCGGAGCAGCTTCACATTACCGGCCTGTGCCTGGGAGGCGAAGGGCTGCCATTTCAGGTATTTCTTCGTGGTCTCTTTGACGGTAATGAGCTTGTAGCCTGCAAGGGTTGTATAATAATCGCTCACCTCGAACTTGCCGGCCTGCCCAGGATCCTGGAACATGCCGATCTGGCACGCTCTGCTGTCCTGGCTGGCTGTGTTCTTGATGAGCTGCTTGACTTCACCTGCTTTTTTTCTGCAGCGGGTAACATCGGTGACAATAAACGTGTTTCCGGTCCGCTGCATCTTCACGCCGGCGGTCCAGTCCGGATCCGGGTATTCCGCCGTCGGCTCCGAGGCCGCCCGGTCCCAGAAGCGCACTTCCCGGTCCGGCTGCGGTGCGCTGTCGATAATCTCAAAGTCTGTCCTGGCGAATATGGTGCCGGCGGTCGCCCGAATCTTCCAGTTGCCCTGCTCGAGGCGCATTCGTTCGACACGAGGCAGTGCCTTGAGTTTCGCCAGGTATCCCGGGTCCTTGTCTAACAGGATCTTATTGTCGTACACATTCGACGGAATGAACGTGAAGCTGAGCGGTTCGAGGCCCGGGTCGATATCGTGCGCGTATTCCTTAGCCTCGGCAATCGTGTCGAACCAGAGAATATCATCGCCGGAGCGGACCATATACCGTATCGCTCCTGACTTCTCCGGGTCCGGATATTCTCCTTCGTCGTCTAAGTACCAGCGGACCATGTCCTTCACCCAGCTGTCCGGGTCCGGGTTCGTTGCCGCCCGCATATACGGCTTGACGCCGCATAAGGACCGGTTTCGCGAGAGCAAATAAAAAAACTGCTTTTTCGTGAACTGCGTGAGCTCGTCGAACTCGATAAGCGGGACCTGTGCGCCCTGCCAGTTGTACACGTCCTTGTCGTACTGCAGGTGGTGAAATTCTATCTTTGCTCCTGACGGGAATGTCCACCGAAGCGGCATCTGCCGAGGCTTTGCTCCGACTGTCTGGTAGAGCTCAGCCGAAGTGTCCCAGAGTCCGCCCTCGGTCGTAATCATCGGCGAGGTGCGCCGAAAGACTGTAGCGCCGAAGTCCTTTACCTTGATGTGCCGTAGCGGCTCCATGAGCAGCGCGAAAGTTTTTCCGCCGCCGGCAGCTCCGCCGTAAATGGCGATGTCTGCAGGCGTCGAGAGAAATGCTTCCTGCGGTCCCTGCTGCGGTCTAATCTGCGTCATGGTCTCTGCCGTTGTCCGGGAGGTAAATATGCACAGCAGCATCAACGCTACCGGAATGATGCAGATCGAGCTGGTTTTTCCGTTTGCCGAGGAGTTCCGCGAGGAGCTCCGTCGCCCGCATTTGAATAAAACCGTCGTCATGCGTTCCGACAACTTTGCCCTCGTAATATACAACCTTTTGCATCCGGAGAAGTCGAAGTAGCTCCTGAGCAAGGCGAGTATCATCCAGCCCAGCTCCCGCCAGGATGTCCTCCCAGTTCGCTTTTTTTTTATGCGCGTCATGAGGCGAGAGCCGAGGGATCGCACGGAGAGCTCAGTTAGTTCATGCCCTTTCCTGGTAACGGTTCGGTATGCGTCGCCCTGCGTGTATCCGTCGAAAATGCACCGCAGGAACTTGCGCTCTTTCGGAGATAATGCGTTTTTGTTGATATTCGTTGAGTCCCCACCCATTACTATAAGTTTACGGCCACTGTTGATTCCATTACTACTCAAGAAATGCAACTTTTTTTTCGGATAAAACACGGCGAATTTGCGACTTACTGAGCCCGTACTCCCTCCCGAGCTTCCGCACTACGTCGCAGTACCGGACCCTCGGCGCCGTCTCGATAATCGTGTTATACCGCTGCCGGATGTACTCGTTCCGAATTTCATTCCAGTGTGCTTTTTTTAAGTAAAGACTCCGGCCGCCGTATCGCTGGCACAGCTCGTAGAATAGGTCAGGCCCGACCAGGTCGAGTACGCCGCGCTCTATGTCAGAAAATCGTGTCTCCACCGTCACCTCCAGCGCAGTTTTTCGTTGAGCTTCTCGAGCACCTCATCAACGGTTTCCGGGTCCGCCACGTCGGACGTGTCCTCGGGCGCAGGCAGTGCAGGCTGCCGCAATTCGTCGCGGCGATCCCTGCGGACCACAGTCCACGCGTCCTCGAGCTCTTTGATACACGGCGGAGTCTTGTACACCGGCGAGAATGCTTTCAACACTTCTGCCCATATCAGCGATATTGCCTTCTCGCTGCGTTTCGAGAGCCACTGAAATACCGCTGCTTTCTGCTCCGCCGTATACGCGGTATAATACCCTTCCGCTTTCCCGATAAACTTCGATACAGTCAAAACTCTATTTCCTCCCAGTTTTCGGCTGCCTGCTGGGTGTCCTCGTAATGCTGCTGCGCTGCAGACAAGACCCTGTCGAATATGCCGCTTGCATTGAGCGCGGACGGCAGAAACGGCTGCCCGCGCCAAAACTTGTCGCCGTTTTTACGTAATGCCTGAAACTGCCCTATCATGCCGGAAAGGAACGCGTCCGGTTTGTCCGGTGAACGTGCCCTGGCCTTGGTAATGAGGCCCTTGATTGCTCGGCCCTCTTTCCCGTAGTCGGTGAAGCGGTGCCCTGGCTGTTCTCGTTCGAAGACCGTTTTTACCTTGTGGTAGAGCTCACTCTCGTCTTCAGAGACCTGCACAAGCTGCGAAGCAGCCGCCGAAGGCGCTCTATTATTCTCTTCTGACTGTGTATATGTCTTTGAAGATGAAGATGAAGATGAAGAGGTTTTTTCTGGGTTACCCTGTTGGTTTTTTCTGGGTTTACCCACAGGAAACCTATGGGTTTTTTCTGGGTTATTTTCGTCATTTTTCGGTGGTCTGCCGCCTTTTTGGCCGTTTTTTTGCGCTGCGTCTCGCCTGCTGATGGCATTTTGCATTTCAATATCGGCCCTTTTATTGATATAATTTCCATTTTCTAAAACCCAGAAGGAACCCAGAATAAACCTACAGGTTTTTACATCGGTCTTTGCAACCCGGGCAAGTCGCTCGATATCGTCGCCTATTTTCCCTTTTTTTTGCCAGTAATGCATAAGTAAAAGCAGGTAAACTCCGTGCTCTTTATCGCTTAAATCCTGGGTGTCTTTCAGGTAATCGCCTATATAAATAGGCATGTAAATGTCTACTTTCATGGCGGCCTCAATCGTTGTCTGACAATAAAATTATCTTTTCAAAAAGATCAAATTTGATAAAACGAATTTCGTTAATTTCCTGGTC